TTCTGAAACTTCTTCTTGACTGCCATACGCTTGGTCTCCTGTAGATTCAAAGTGAGGATTTTTTTGGGATGGAACTTTGTCCATCTCTTTACGAGCTTTCTCATTATTCTTTTGACGCTTCTTGGGGTCCACCTCCAGATAAGAATCGTCTTTCTTTTTCGCTTCGCTCATGTCGGCACCTTCGCCATCTTCATCATGGTAGCCTGTGCCACCACAATGCTTGCATCCTTTGCCTTCGCACTTAGGACACATTTTACCTTTACCTGCAACTGATTTTTGTGCAGGTGTCTTGTCTTCACATTTACACTCTGCTTCACCTGTCTTATCGCAGCACTTTTCCATAAGATCATCCTTCTTAGGGTTGAGCTTAATCTTGGATTTCTTTTCCTCCAAGTATGCATTAAAGTTTAGCATCACTTTTGGTTCTCCTTGTTCAAGGTCTTAACGATCTTCTTAGAACGATCATATGCTTTTTGACGCTGGTCATCAGTCACAGAAGGACTTACAACTTCACGACCTAGGTTACCTGCCTTACGGAACATTTTGTTCTTAGGCAAAGGCTTCTTCTCCTCTACGATGTTCTCAATCTCTTCAATAGTAAACAGTCCAGACTCATAGAGACTTGCAATCTCATCATACTCTTCACCGAGACGCTTGGCGAGTTTATCGCTACCCTTGGATACCAGACGTGATGTCTTACCAACTGCCTTCTTGACTCCCTTCTTAAGAAGTGAACCAACTTTTCTCAACGCACCACCAACGGCCTTACGTGTGCTACCACTCTCACTACTCCCGCCACCAGACGATGATCCGCCACCGCCAGCACTACTAGAAGGTACTGTAGATCTTGTTACACCAGATGATTTCTTAGGTGCTTCTTTTGGTTCCTTAGGTTCTCTCTCCATTGATGCAGACTTCTGCTTCTCTTTGGATGCAGAGAATTCACCAGCAACTTTACCAGCAGTCTGTACTGCCTTCTTACCAACCTTCTTAGCACCAGATTTAATAGCACTACCTGCTTTCTTAGCAGCACTCTTCAGACGATCCATACGGGAAGGACCAGCAGAAGCAGGAGCAGAATCAGATTTTGCTGCTGCCTTCTTCATGGATGCACCAGTGGATAGTCTATCCTTTGCCTGATCTCTACGACGTTGGATCTCCTTAGGATCCATTCTTTCGTCCAAGACTTCAACAGTCTCAAGATGCTCACAGATTTCAATCAAGTCTTGATCATCTTGTGCCATCTCAAGAATGATTTCTTCCATGACATCAATGAGTTGCTCATCAGTCAGTGCATCAATCTCTGCTCCAAGAGTTTCCAACTCAGCAAAGTCTGCTTCTGAGAATGCAAATGCTTCGTTCTTAGCACCAGACTTATGACGGACAGTTCCTTTCTCGTCAGTGTATGTTTCTTTCTCTTTTCTAGCAGTTACATAACCCACACCAGGGACTACACCAGTTTTACCTGCTGCTCTTGCTGCGTTTCTGTCTGCTGCTCTTTGTGCTGCTCTCTTACGATTCTTATCGTAAGATGACATTGCCTCATCAAATTCAACCTCTTCTTTCTTGGTTAAGGCGTCTGCTCTTTTTGCTGCTTTGTTTCCAGTTCCACCATAATGCCTAGACTTAATTGGATTTTTAGCAGTTTTTCGGTTAGGTGGTGTTCCTCCGAGACCATCAACATTAGCACGACCAATATGCTGAATATCTTTAACGTTTTGACCTTTACCTGATTTTGCTCTACCAGCAGCAGTGGTGCGAGCATCAAGCATAGATTTCAGTTTTGCTTTACCCTTTTCACTGGTGATTGCTTCACCAAGAACCTCAGCGTTCTTATCATAGTTGGCGAAGTGCTCGTGCTTCTCAGAAATCAGAATCTCAAGATCTTCAACAGGAACGTTCTCATAGATGTACTCCTCATCTTCAATATCGTAATGAGTTACAGTACCATCTTCCAAGAGAGTATGTGCTTCGGGAATAACTGAGTACTCCTTACCTTCATACTTTACCTGTTTGGCGCAGTCATGACCCTTAGGTTTCTTTTTTCCGCCTTGCTCATCCTTGCCTTTGGCACCTGTGATGATATCAGCTTTAGTTACCTTGTCATAAGGGACAGCATTATTGGCAAGATTGCCATCATTGTTTTTCTTTTCATAGACCTGCCGTAAGGCGTCGGTCATGTCTGGTAGTTCGTTGAGGTTCATGTCTTGGCAGCGACCTTATTTCTTTTATTTATCTTTTGTATGAATTGTCCAGGTGTCATTTTGACAACTGACTGAGATAGTTCACTTGTTCCTATTAGTCCTTGAGGAGTAAAATCAAACCCATGAATATCATTTTTCTCGGTGAGATCTTTCAACCATCCTCTATAGACAGTATCATGCTCATCAATATATATGACATAATTAGCACCACGGTTTACAACCTTACCGATAATTCCTGTATTTACATTCTCAATGAATGATCCTACGGGGAAAGCATTACTATTATAGTAGTGTTCTCTGAGAGATTTCTCATCTAATTTAGGTGCAATCTCATGTAAAACATAAGATGCATCTGCAAAATCCTCAAAGGATTCCATTTGCATGGAAGATCTAACTTCATTAAAGAGTTCTTTTGTTTCTTTATCAGTTAGTTCTTCAGGAATACCAGAACGGAAAGTAGCAAAGTCATTGTCTGCTGCTGCTTTACGCATCTTAGATGCAGACATACCATCTACACCATCAGAATCTGGATCTCTATCACCAGCAGATACTACATTGATCTCTTCAAACTCATACAGTTTACCATTATATTTATTGGCAAGGTTATCAAACTCAGCAACACGATCACCACCAACTACAATATTAACTTCACTATATCCTTCACTATATAAACCTTTTAGCACATCAAAGATAGTCTTATACTCTTCATTATTAGTGATGGCATGGGCATGATCAGGATACATCTGACGCATGTAATGCACCTTAGTCTCAGGATCAATAGGATTCTTTTTAGGATCTTGAGACCTTGATGGATATACTTTATACTCACCACCCTTAGCAGATTGTGCTACACGATCAATGAGTTTTTGATGACCGATAGTAGGTGGATTGAATCTTCCAAAAGTAATAGACACCGCACCTTTTCCGCCCTCACCTTCGCCTTCTGTAGACTGGGGTTCTGATTCTTGTGCTGGTGGTTGCCCATTCTTAGCTGCCTGCTGATCCTTAGAAAGTTCTACCAACTTACCGTTAAGAGATCGGTGAGTTACAGTACCATCGGCAAGACCGTAGTAACCATAACCAACATGCTCTAGTCCTCTCTTTTGTGCTTCATCCGACGCTCGTGACTTTGCTGCTTCGGATAAGAAGTCGCTAAACTTTTTCATTTATTCCAATTCTTATTTGAGTTAAAGTTTGCCTGACTGAATTCCAAACGATTGACCAATTTCACAGAGTGCTTACCAGTAAGAACAAACCCCTCATGATTGATTGGTTGACCTTCAATGTAACATTCTACGGGCTCATCTGCTACGCCACAGGAGAGCAGGATATCTTTTAATTTCAGGATAATATGATATAAACGGAAAGTCATGGTATTAACTTCCTGCTTATATTTATCGTCCAAAGTATTGTACAATTCTGAGGCACTAGGAATATAACCAGCACGAACAAATTTGTTGACATGCTTCTTGATGTGCATGGAACAAGTAGCACTAGTAGAAGTATCGCCCTTAGGAAATTTACAGAAAGGAATCAGAAGTTTTGCTGCCTGAGACAATAGACGAGCACGCTTAGGAACTACCAACGATGCTTTGTGTCTTAGGAAGCGATACTTATTGTTATGGATAGGTGTTCCAGGAACAACCACATGATCAAGAGGATACTGTTGTGCTGTTGGAGATATCTCTTTGTACAGAGTATGAGGAGCAACAATTACATCCTGATTCATAATCTCTGGGAAGAGATACAGTACTGTATTAGGTTTGTAGTAAAGGTTTCCACCAAACCCAATGAAGTCTGCTTGATAAATTCCACGGCATGTACGAGGAAGTGCATAGAAACATGCAGTTAGTATCTGAGCAACGTTACCTGTGTGGTTCTTGACAATATCAGAAACACTATAATTGATTAGGACTTTCTTCTTATTGAATACACTCTTAGTGCCAACAAACCACTTACCTTCATTGTATCCAAACACAATGGCAGGAGCACCGTCCCACTTAGTAGTGACCTTATCAAAATTCACCATAGAATCCAAGACATCATAAGGGTTCACCCCGTTGAGGATGTTGTCTTCTGGATGCTCTAGGTGTTTGTTGGGCATAGAACTCTCGTCTTTACCCTTATAGTATAGCACGGGAAACCCCCTGTGACAGGGGCCTT